AATGCGAGTATGGTGAAATCGGTATACACAGCAGACTTAAAATCTGCCGCCGCAAGGCGTGACGGTTCAAGTCCGTCTACTCGCACCACTAAATAAATGGCGGGTTGGTGAAATGGTATCACAGAGGACTCATAATCCTCAGTTCCTTGTTCGACTCTTGGGCCCGCAACCAGTTATAGATTAGTTTGTTTCCCAGAACCTATAATACAACCTTCACCTTCAAAATTTTCACCAAATTCAATTATAGTCCATGATCCTGTATCAGAATTGCTATACATAGCAATCTTAGAGACAAACTCTCTGTACATATAATTCTCAACAATAAAGTCAAGCTTTTCACCATAGTTTGTTTTTAAGTTATCCAACATCTCATTTAGTTGATAACACGCAACTGGTTTTTGTCTTTCTTCCGAATATGTAAAACTGGAAACAGCCATTAAAGCAATAAGTAAAATCTTTTTCATTTAGTTTTCCTCTTTGGATTTAATTTCGCAATCTACCCACTTTAGATTATTGTAGTATTTGTATGGCCATGTTCCTTTTGGGATCAAGCAGCGGCCAAGTTCTGGATGCTCAATAATTCTTATTTGAACTACCGACCATACTAGTAGGCATAGATACGAAATTACAACTATTGCCACTCCCCATTTCCATGCTTCACATTTGATCTTTTGAATCCTACGTCTACGTTTCTCTGCTGCAATCTTATCTTCTTTTCTTTTCTTAGCCCAAGCTATGGACTGTTCTTTTTTCATTTTCTCCATCATAGCGTACACACGGGTATATAAATCGCCCAATTCAGGAGGGCAATTGTACACCATTAGTTCTCGTAGCTCTGCTTCCATAGCAGTTAATCTACTTTGCATAAGAACTCTTTGTAACGCTCTTTTACCTAGACTAGTCTCACCGGTATAAACTTCTTTAGAGTGTTTTTCTTCTTCCTCAAAGATGGCAGAACACTTGGCATAATTCTCAAAATATACGCCAAGTTCTTCTCCAATCTGAGTGTAGATATCGTTAGGCTGCTGCTTACTTAACTCAATTACACGGTTTTTTTCCTGAACATACTGGTTGCGTTCAGCAACAGTAGGAGGGTTGTCTTTGTGGCGTGAGTTAAACTGTTCTTCAAGGTCATTAAGAACGCCTTTAACATCTCCTGCCGCACTTGCTATTTCCTTATATAGTTCACAACCTTTTTTAACCGCTTGTACTGCACCATTAGCCAAAGCAAATAGTGTTAATGGATCCATTTTCTCCGTAATAAAAATGTTGCATAACGAAGAAAACTAATGTATTATTTTAACTTCAGAGTCAATTTTAGGTGATCGGCGAAATTGCTAACTACCTGGTCAGATTGTTTCAACCACGGTCCCCAAAACCCATAAGTAAGAGTATCATATGCTTTGGTGAAATGATGATATCCATTTCTCTTTAAATCAACAAATTCGCATAAGAAAGCCGTGTACTTATCAGTCGCATCAGTTATGGTATATGAATAAGTGGGTTGTGGATTCCAGTACATTTTCACCCTTAAATTTAGTGGTTACTTACTATTTATGCCATAGAACCTCTTGATTTTCATTAAAATTTATGATACAATGCTATACATTTAACCTTATGGAGATAACATGGTAAACGTTTTAGTTCTCAAACTAGTCACTGGAGAAGATATTATGGCAGAAGTTGAGTCTGGTGAACTCGGTTATAAAGTCATCAATCCAGTTAGAATCGCTGTTATGCCTGGACCCAATGGGCAACCGAACGTAGGATTTGCACCCTGGCCTATACATGCAGACCAAGAAAAGGATAGCGAATATAATATTGCAAAAAAACATGTAGTATATGAATATTCACCAGCACAAGAATACTTAAACAACTATAATCAAATCTTTGGGTCAGGAATCGTTCTTCCCCCTTCCAAACAACTTATCACTGGCTAATGACTACATTCTATACTAATGTTCAATGTTTCGGCAACAACATTCTCTATCGTGGGATAGAAAACGGTAAACGAATCAAAGAAAAGCTTCAATATCAACCCACTCTATATGAGATGGTGAGAAAAGAAACTCCGTTCAAAACATTGAATGGAGAATACTTACACGAATTCAAATTCAATTCGATTCGTGAAGCAAGAGACTATCTAAAACAAAACGAAGGCGTTACTAATAAGAAGATTTATGGTAATACTCGTTTTGAATACAACTACATCTCTGAGCAACATCCAAATGAAGTTGATTGGGAGCAATCATATCTGCAAATTGCAATCATTGATATTGAAGTTGGTTCTGAAAATGGATTCCCTGATCCATATGAAGCATCAGAACCAATTACTGCTATTGCTGTAAAGTATCTTGGTGGTAAAACTTATGTTTGGGGTTGCGGTGACTTTGAAAATAATGATGAGAGTGTTACATACTTCAAGTGCCGTGATGAATATACCTTGAGCAAAAAGTTTCTTGAGTTTTGGACAAAAAACTATCCTGATATCGTAACTGGTTGGAACATTAAGTTCTTTGACTTCCCGTACCTCGTAAACCGATTCAATAGAATTCTTTCCGAGCAAGATGCAAAGTCACTTTCTCCTTGGAATTATATTTCAGAAAGAACAGCAATTCTAATGGCAAAAGCTCATACAGTTTATGAGTTTGTTGGTTTACCTATGCTTGATTATATTGAGTTGTATCGTAAATATGCTCCTGGTGGTGCATCTCAAGAATCATATCGCCTAGATAATATTGCTCATGTTGAACTAGAAAAACGCAAGGTTGATTATTCTGAATATGAGAATCTACATCAACTCTATAAACTAAACTTTCAAAAGTTTATTGAATATAACATTGGTGATGTTTCTCTTATTGAAGAACTAGAAGATAAACTAAAGTTGATTGAACTTGCCTTGACTTTGGCATATGATAGTAAAACAAACTATGATGATGTTTTCACACAAGTTCGTATGTGGGATACTATTATCTACAACTTTCTACGACGAGACAATATAATCGTTCCACCAACAGAAAAGAAAAGCAAATCAGAAGCGTTTGAAGGTGCTTATGTTAAAGAACCTCAAGTAGGTAAACATGATTGGGTTGCATCGTTTGACTTGAATAGTCTGTATCCACATTTGATCATGCAATACAATCTTTCACCAGAGATGCTTGTTAATTCTGAAAATTACACAGAAGAAATGTCAAGTGTCATCAACAGTCGTGTATCAGTAGACAATCTATTGAAAAAAGAAATTGACACAACTGGATTGAACAATGTAACTCTGACACCAAACGGACAATTCTTCAGAACTGAGGCACAAGGTTTTCTTCCTAAGCTGATGGCTGAGATGTATGAAGATAGAAAGAGATACAAAAAGAAATCACTTGAGGCAAAACAAGAACTTGAAAATGAGAAGAACAAATCTAAACACTTTGAGATACAGAAAAGAATAGCAAGGTTTAATAATCTACAACTTGCAAAAAAAGTATGTTTGAATTCTGCATACGGTGCGATGGGTAATGAGTTCTTTCGTTTCTATGATTTAAGAATCGCACTTGCAGTTACATCAGCAGGTCAGTTGTCAATTCGTTGGATTGAAAAGAAACTCAATGAATATATGAACAATCTATTAAAGACAACTGGAGTAGACTATGTTATTGCATCTGATACAGACTCGATTTATCTCAAGCTTGGTGGCCTTGTGGATAAAGTGTTTACGCAGACACAAACACCTGACAAAGTTATCGCCTTCATGGACAAAGTATGTGAAGATAAAATTCAACCATATATTGATCAAAGTTATCAAGAACTTGCTGAGTATGTTCATGCCTACGACCAAAAGATGCAGATGAAAAGAGAAGCTTTGGCTGATAAAGCAATCTGGACTGCAAAGAAACGATACATCATGAATGTATATAATAATGAAGGTGTGCAATATGCTGAACCTGACTTGAAAGTGATGGGTCTTGAAATGGTGAAATCATCAACACCAGCATCTATTCGTGAGAAGATGAAAGAATCAATTAAGTTAATGATGAATGGCACAGAAGAAGATGTGCAAAAATTTATTGCCGATTTCAGAGAACAATTTAAGCAATTTTCACCTGAAGAAATTTCATTTCCTCGTGGTATTCGTGGTATCAAAAAATATTCTGACTCTGTTACTTTGTATACCAAAGGAACGCCTATTCATGTTAAAGGAGCAATCATATATAATACTGCTCTCAAACAAAAAGGATTGGATAAAAAATATCCACTCATCAATGATGGAGAAAAAATCAAGTTCTCTTACTTGAAAACACCAAATCCATTCAAAGAAACAGTTATATCTTTTCCAGTAACTCTACCCAAAGAGTTTGACTTACAAAAGTATATCGATTATGATATGCAGTTCGAGAAAGCTTTTGTTGAACCAATTAAAGTCGTTCTAGATTGTATGAATTGGAATATTGAGAAGCAAAGTACACTTGAGGATTTCTTCGGATGATAATCGTCATATTAACATTATTAAATGCCATATTTTTATCTGCCGTTGCTGCATACTATTCAGTAATAGGTCTAGCAGCAATCTTTCCAGGTTCATTCTGGCCTGTCGTTTTGATGGGTTCTGTCTTAGAATCTGCAAAACTGATAACTGCATCATGGCTATATCGTAACTGGAAAACAGCACCAAAAATATTAAAGTATTATTTGACTTCTGCTGTTGCCATTCTGATGCTCATCACATCAATGGGTATCTTTGGGTATCTCTCTAAAGCACACCTTGAACATGCATCAGATATTAGTCCTGTTGCTGACAAAGTTGCAGTGCTTGATGAGAAAATACAAACTCTAAAACAGAATGTTGAATCTAATAGAAAAACACTAAAACAACTTGATGAGGCTGTTGATAATGTTATGGCTCGTTCAGATTCGGAACGAGGAGCAGAAAGATCCATTCAAATTAGAAAATCACAACAAAAAGAAAGAAATCAACTCAATGAAGAAATAACCAAAACACAAAAAGAAATTGCAAAACTAACAGAAGAAAAAGTACCTCTCACAATAGAATTACGAAAAGCTGAATCTGATTTTGGTCCTATTAAATATGTGGCTGAACTTATCTATGGATCTGGTGAAAAAGATATTATCGACAAAGCAGTAAGATTGGTAATTATTTTAATTATGATTGTATTTGATCCTCTTGCTGTGCTATTATTGATAGCAAGTAATATTTCCTTTGCGTCTTTAGAGAGAAAACCACCGAAGAAAACATATGATGAAAGAGAAAAGAACCCTGTATACCAGAGGGTACTTGAAAAAGTACAGGAAGCGAAAAGAAAGCTTGAGGAAGATCAAGATCCTCCTAATGAAGAAGTACCCAGGAAAGAAGAACCTAGACCTGAGAAAAGGTCTGATGAGATTCTACAAGTTTCTAAAGAAAATGTCATAGTCATAGACGAAGCATCTGGTGAATCAATACCACCTATCACTAAAGAACCTACGCATGAAAAGGTAGAAACGCATGTTGCTCCTGGTTTATATAAAGTTGAACATGTTGTAGCAAAAAAACTAGAACCTAAATACGATTACGATGAACCTTTAGCCTTTAAAGAAAAGGATAATAAATGAGCATATTAGATAAGATCAAAAAGAATAGCAGCATTAAAGAATCTGCTATTTTATCAAAATCAAAATTCTTTACACAGAAGGATATGATTCCCACTTCTGTACCAGCTATTAATATTGCATTAAGTGGTAAGCTAGATGGTGGATTAACTCCTGGTTTAACTATGTGGGCAGGACCATCAAAACATTTCAAAACCGCCTTCAGTCTTTTGATGGCTAAATCTTATTTGGAGAAATACAAAGATGCAGCCCTTTTATTTTATGATTCTGAGTTTGGTACTCCTCAATCTTATTTTACCTCATTCAATATTGATACCGATAGGGTGCTCCATACTCCTATTACTGATATCGAACAGTTGAAATTTGATATAATGAATCAACTAACGAATCTTGAACGAGATGATAAACTTATTATCGTTATTGATTCTATTGGTAATCTAGCATCAAAGAAAGAAGTCGAAGATGCACTAGATCAAAAGTCTGTCGCTGATATGAGTAGAGCAAAACAAATCAAGTCTTTGTTTCGTATGGTGACACCACATCTCACTATGAAAGACATACCTATGATTGTTGTGAATCACACATATAAAGAGATTGGTATGTTCCCAAAAGACATTGTTGGTGGTGGTACAGGATCATATTATTCTGCTGATAACATCTTCATTATTGGTAGACAACAAGAAAAAGAAGGACAAGAAATTGTCGGTTATAATTTCATAATTAATGTAGAAAAGAGTAGATATGTTAAAGAAAAATCAAAGATACCTATTTCTGTATCCTTTGACGGTGGTATTAGCAAGTGGTCTGGTTTATTGGATATTGCACTCGAAAGTGGTCACGTAACAAAACCAAGTAACGGCTGGTATTCTCGTAGAGATGAAGATGGAGTGTATGAAGATAAAAAATATAGGCTGAAAGATACAGACACCAAAGATTTTTGGCTTCCTGTATTAAAACAAAAGTCCTTCCGTGAATTCATTGAAAGCAAATACTGTATTGCAAATGGAGAAATCATTTCCGATGATGAAGTGGAAGAAGTGTTTGATGTTGAAACTACAAATGGAGTGTAAAATGACAGAAGGAATAGACTATTGTTTCATCTATCCAAAAGATGATCCAGAATCAGTACACATTCGTTTACTAACTGGCAAATACGAAAATACAGTATTCAAATATGGTAAAGTAAAGTTTGAAGAAAAAAATGAGGATGTGTATTTACTTTTTGCTTATGATGTGTTAGAATCTACAATTGATACACCTAAGAAGTTGGAAAAAGATATAGACTTCAAAAATTACTTAGGTGATTTACTGGTACAAATCATGTCGGGCAATCTTGAACAGGATATTATTGATGAAACTGGAACAGACGATACTAAAGAATCTGATTTACAATGATGAGTATTTACGAAAAGTTATTCCTTTTCTAAAAGCAGAATACTTCTCAGACAGAACCGAAAGAACAATTTTTGATGAAATAATATCATTCGTATCGTCTTACAACTCTCCACCAACGATTGAAGCTATTACACTTGCCGTCAAAGAGAAGAAAAATCTTACAGATGACCAAGTGACTCAATGTGAAACGTATCTACAAGAAATTGTTGAAACTTCAAAGGAGATTTCAAAAATCGACTGGCTCCTTGACAAATCCGAGATATTTTGTCAAGAAAAAGCGATTTATAATGCCGTCTTGGCATCTATTTCTATTCTTGATGGAAAAGATAAAGCACAGGAAAAAGGAGCTATTCCCAAGATACTCGCAGACGCATTGGGTGTAGGTTTTGATACAAACATTGGACATGATTACTTAGAAAACTCTGATGAACGATATGAATTTTATCATAGGAAAGAAGAACGTATTCCGTTTGATCTTGAATACTTCAACAAAATTACAAAAGGTGGCCTT